TCGCCAGGTAGCCCTCGAGGTCCACGCCGGTGTCGGTCAGGAGCTCGCGGGACACCTGGATCATGGTGCCGTACTTGAAGGCGCCGAGCGAGACCTGGCCGAAAGCCGGGTCGGACTCGCCGATCGCGGCCGCCTCGGTAACGATCGACGCGGACGAGTGCGCGGTGGTCTTGGGGACCTGGATGACCTCGCCGCCAGCGGTGTTGAGGATCGTCGCACCCGACTGGAGGACCGCAGAGGTCTCGATCAGGTGCGCCACCAGGCGACCGTAGAAGTCGGTCGGGACCGTGTTGCCGCCCGCGCCCGCCGTGAGCTTGGACAGGTCACGGAAGTTGACCTTGGACGGCTTCAGGTCGTAAGCACGCGGGCCCTCACCGAGGAAGAACTTGCGGAGTTCCTCGCTGGCCTGGCCGCGCTGCTCGTCCTCCGGTCCGTGCCCCTCGGGCTTGCCGCGCAGCTGCTCGAACGCCTTCTCGGCGTCCTGGGCGCGCTGCTCGGCCGCAGCGGCGGACTTCATGCGGGCGTCGAGCTTGTTCAGCTCCTCGTTCAGCGCGTCCCACGTGCCCTGCTCCTCAGCGGAGAGGGAACGGTTCTCATCGGCGGCGGTCTCGGCCAGGCCCTTCGCCTGCTCCCAGACGTTCTGGCGCCGCTCGTTCAGCTTGTTGAGCATCTCGCTCATGATGTTTACCCTTCCTCGGGTGACAGTCGTTGATGTCGCCGAGGTGGGTTGCGCCCTGCCCCGAAAATGACGAAAGCCCCGTACAGGGGCCAGATTTCTTATCGCGCAGGGTGGCTTTCGGCCTGCCCTACTGGTGGATACGGACTACGCCTATCGGTGGTGGCTTTCGGCCTGCCACGTCTGGGCTGAGCATTCGGGCTAGGAGAACGGTGCGTTGCGGCGAGCCATCAACTCGACCATCGCGGACGCGCCGGAGATCTTCTTCGCCGGCTTCTTCGGGACGGCGGGGCCGTCGGTGCGCACGAACAGCTTCCGCAGCTCGTTAGCCGCCGACAGCTCCCGGATGTCCTCGATGTCGGCGTTCGTGTGCTCAGCAAGCGAGCGGAGCGCCGAGGACGTGTCCGGGTAAGCCGGGGTGTTCACCGGCGCCACATCCACCAGCTGCACCGACAGGAGCCGGCGGCGGGGGAAGTTCTGCTCCGAGGTGTCCCAGTCGTCTTCCATGGTGCGGAACGCGAATGAGGACTTGCGGACGTCGCCGCGCTCGACGAGCTCGAGCACATCCGCGCGCGACTGGGGCGGGTCGACCTCGTACCACAGGCCGGTACCGTCGATCGACACCTGCAGCGTCCGCGCGTCGGTCGTGCCGAGGAGCTGGTTGTCATCGTGGTTGTAGCGGGCCATCACGCCCGGCCAGCCGTCGCCGCGGGACTTGTTGAACGCGGCGGGGTCGATCCACTCCACGAACCCACCGAGGTTCGAGGACTCCTTGTTGAACATCGCGGCGTAGCCGGCGATCTTCTTACGGTCGGCCGCGGCCCGCATCTCCACGGTCACAGCTGTATAGCGCCGTTCGACGTCGGTCACGGCTTCCTCCTTATTGGTGCCCGAGCAGGTGCACGGGCGGGCTCACAGGCGCAGGCGGCAGCGTGTACCGGTCTTCCCGGACAGGCGCCTGCGCAGGCTGAATGGTGTCGCCGCCGTCGATCGGCGGGAGGCCTTCGATCTTGCGGACTTCGTTGATGGTCATCCACCGGGCATCCAGCGCCATCTGATGCGCCTCGTACCGGGTTTTCGTGTCGCCCCGCAGCAGCGCATCAGGGTTGAACTCCGTGTACTGCCGTTCCGGCAGGAGAAGATCGAAGTTGTCTTCGAGGAGTTCCAGCCAGGGACGGATCGTCAGCTTGTACAGCGACAGGCCGTCCATGACCGGGTTGTCGTACGTCAGGGACCCACCGGATTCGCCGCCGACCATCTCCGGCGGGATGCCGTAGATCGTCGCCATCTGCGTCGCGTTCAACTTCATCGTCTGAATGAACTGCGACTCCTCAGGGGAGACCTGCAGCGACTCGTACTGCCAGTCAGCGCCGAACACCAACGGCTTCCGGCGTTTGATCGCCGCGTCAAGACGCTGCGACACCGCCTCAGCCTGGTCAGTGGTGAGCGTCCGCTGCTTGTTCTGGAACGTTCCCGGGGGCGTACCGCCGTGCTCGAACCAAGTCGCGCCGTAGTTCGTGGCCTCAAGGCCGATCCCGATCGACCGGGCGAACTGCCCGATCGGCGACAGCCCCTTGACCTTGCCCGGCTCGAGGAACCAAGCGAGGTGGAACATGTTCTCCCGAGGGACCTCCTGGCCGCGCCAGTAGTACCGCGGGAGCGTCGGCATCGACTCATCCACGAACACCTCGTCGGGGTGCAGCCACTCGACCTGGGTCGCGAAGCCGAACCCGTCACGGGCCACGATCAGCCCGTAGGCGTTGCCGCGCATTGCCAGCGACACGACGCACTGCTTCACCCACCGGTCCGTCGTGCCAACCGCGGCCGGACGAGTGAACAAGCTCCGACGGACTCTTACTGGGGAGTCGCCGTTCTCCCTCCACACCTGGAGCGGGAGTGACGAGATCTGCTCCGACAGCAATCGGACGCACGCGAAGTACGGGATCAACGACAGGGCCGCCGAGGAGTTCACCGCCGACAGGGAATCCCCGCCGTGGCTCCACGGCAGCGACGTGATCGCCCGCTGAGCGACACCGAGCATCCGCTTCGCGTATCTACTGAATCGCCTGAGTGGATGCATCGTCACCTCCTTAGAACCCGATCGAATCCATGACGTCGTAATTGGCGTCCTCGACGAGGTGCGCGCGCGTCTCGTACACGTAGCGGGCCAGCGTGCCCGCGACCAGCGGAGAGATGTCGATGCCGGAAACCTTCCGGCCCCAACCCCACGCCTCGCCGAGGGGGCGGGTCTTCGCGCCGGCGACCGCGGTGTTCAGCTGCGTCTGGTCGATGTGCCGCACCATGCCCTGAGTGATCGCGTCGATGAGCTGACCGCATGAGGCCGCCACTTCGGACGCCGTCGGGATCAGCAGTTCCCCGAACACGGGATTCTCAGGGTCGACGGGTTTCGCGAAGCCCTGCTTTTCCAGTTCGGTCAGCAGCGACCCAGCGGGCCCCTTCGCGTCAATGCCGATCGCGACCGGCTTCCAACGGTCTCGCAACGCCACCAGCCGGCGGATGACCCAGTCGGTGCCGGGCGCGTGCGCGACGACTTCCATGTGACCGATGCCGTCGTCGCGGAGCCCGTACGCGGCAATGCAGGCGTAGTCCCGTGAAGGGGTGATGTCCACTGCCAGAGCGATCGCCCCCGGGAGGGCCGAGTCGACATCGGCCAGGCGTCCCCACTGTTCCGGGTCGATAACTGAACCGCCCGACGACGCCGGCCACACGCCGAGACGTTCGCGAGCGAACTCCTCGGGCGGGAGCGCGTCGGCTTCCTTCTCCACGAACGACTCTGAGATGCGGATCCCCAGGGCGGGGTTCGTCTCGTACCACAGGTCACGGTCGAGGACCGAGTCCTTGAGCGTCGGGGACACCATGTTCAGGTCGGCGCCCCAGTCGAGGTACGCCAGGCCTGGAGACCCGGCCTTGCCTCGCTTCCGCAGCTCACACAGGAACGCTGCAGCGTCTTTCGGCGGCGTCGAGTAGTAGTTCACCTGCGGGTTCGGCCGAGCCGACAATGTCGGCAGGAGCGCCGCCATCTGGTCCGACGTCAGCGCGTACGCCTCGTCGAGGATGACCCGGTCCGCCGAGAACCCGCGGCCTGAACCACCAGACCGGGCAACGAATCGGAGCCGCTGCCCCGTAAGAAGCTGAATGCCTTCCTCGCCGTGCGCCTGGGTGACCTTCCGTACCTTCTTGCGAAGATCATCGGTGTTCGTCACCAGCGCCAGAACCCGCTGGAAAGCCTCCTGAGCGGTCTTGAACTCGTGAGCACTGTGGAGAATCAGCTGCTCTCCGGCCACAAACAGGCCGAAAAGCTCCGTGGCCTCGATGATCCCGCCCTTGCCGTTCTGGCGAGGCACGATCACACCAGTCTCCATCGCCGCCCACGAACCGTCGGCGGCTTCGCCAAGCACGTCCTCCACGGCGTACTGCTGCCACGGGTCCAGAATCAGCCCCGCGGCCTCAGCCTGCTCGATCGCTTCGCCGCCGGCGCTACTCGCCCGCGGCGGGACGCTCCTGAGCCTTGGCCTCTGTGATCCGCGCTTGACGTCGAGCTGCGAGGTCATCGGAGGTCGAGACCTCCTTGCCCGTCGGGATCTGCTCGAGCTCGCGCATGACTTCGCGGAGTTCCTTCGACAGGGGGGCGGCATCGCGCCCTTCGGAGGCGGCGAGGCGTTCAGCGAGTGCGTCTCGCATCAGTTCTAGGGACTTTCGGCGGTCGCCGGCAGCGACCACTTCAACCAGCTGTTCGGAGGGCATCGGCACCTCCCGGCTAGCCGTGTGAAAGTGCGGGGAGAGAAACGGGAGGC